CTTGAAGTAATGGAACAAAACGAGTATAACAAAAGAACAAAGGAGAAATAAACTATGAAAGATCGTAGAAAGACCCTTGGTGGTAGTGATGCTAATAGAATCATGAGAGGAGATTGGCATTCATTATGGCTAGAGAAAACTGGTAGAAAAGAACCTGAAGATTTATCTTGGGTGTTACCAGTACAAATTGGAATAGCAACTGAAGAATTACATGCAAGATTTTTTGATCATGAATCTAGTAAGAAAACTATTTCAAATGATGGTGGAGAACTTAAAAGTACACACCAGTTTATGTCAGCATCTTATGATGGTGTTGAACAAACTGAACTTGTACCTATTGAGTTTAAACACACAAATGCAAACAATACACTTGATGGAGTAATATCAACTTACATGCCACAACTTCAACATTACACAATGGTTAGTGGATGTAAGTATATTTATCTATCAGTAATCTTTGGTAACAATAGACATGAGTGGTGCAAAGTAGATGCTGATAAAGATTATATGAATAAACTTTATGGTATTGAAAATAGTTTTTGGCAGCATGTTCAAAAAGATAAAGAACCTGAAGAACTAGATACTTCAGAGTTACCGAAGTTAGCTGGTAAAATTAAAATCAATGACATGAGATCAATTGATTTTGATGAAACTGGCAACAATGAATTTTTATCTAATGCAAGTAAATGGATTGAAACCAAAATTGTAGCAGATGAAAATAAAGCCCTTGGAGTAATACTCAAAGGCAGCGTACCTGATGATTGCAGAAAAGCAACAGGAGGTGGCGTGATAATTACTAGAAACAAAGCTGGTAATTTAATTCTCAAACAAAACCAAAGGAGGATGTAATGGGAAAACCACTAGACGATAGAGTCAAAAAAATACTCAAAGAACTTGGACTTGATCCTAAACAATGCTTATGGGATTGTCATGGTACTTGGGTTATGTATCACAGATACATTGAACAAGCTGGAGCTAAAAATAAGATTGAATATGATCTTACAGAGATAGAAACAAACTCTGCTGCAGGTGTTGTGTGTATTAAATGTACTGCATCAATTGGAGTAAATGGAGGAAAAGCAAAATGTATCACTTATGGAGAAGCATCTCCAAAGAATACAAAGAACTCTTATCCATATGCTATGGCAGAAAAAAGAGCAATTGATAGAGCAATACTAAAATTATTAGGATTGCATGGATTCATCTATTCAGAAGATGAGATGGATTTATCACAAACAAACAAACAAAAAATTGGGCCATCAGATGATGAAGCACTTGGTACTTTTGAGGAGCAGATAAAAAATGCTGCTAACCTAAAAGTATTAAGAGGATATGGAACAATGTACAAAGTGGCTATGGCTAAAGCAAAGAAGTCAAGTCCTGCTATCTATCAGCATGTAAAAACTTTGTACGAAGATAAAATAACTGAACTTCAGAATGGAAAGGAGAACAATGCACAATCAGATAACCCTGATAGGTAATCTTGGTCGTGATCCTGAAGTGAAGCAAACTTCAAAGGGGGGCAAATATGCCCTCCTTTCTGTTGCAACACATAGGAAGATCAAGGGAGAGAAACAGACAGACTGGCATAGAGTAGTTTGTTGGGATGAAAAACTTGCTGATGTATTAGAAAAATATACGAAAGCAGGAAGCAAACTAATGCTGCAAGGAAGATTAACTTATCGTACTTGGGATAAGGAGGGACAGACTATTAAAACTGCAGAGATTCATTTGGATCGGTTTGAAAGTCGGATGGAACTTCTTGATGCCAAAGGCGAGTCAAAATCCTCTCACTCTGAAGTGGAGGAATTTGACGAGTTTAATCAAGACAAAGAGGATATTCCATTCTAATGACTAAAAGACAATTAGAAATATATAACTTCATAAAAAACTTCATTAAAGTAAATGGCGTTAGCCCTAGCTATAATGAAATAGTAAGTGGGTGTGGGATTAAAAGTAAATCCCATGCCTACACAATTGTAGATGCACTAATACAAAAAGATTACTTAAAGAAAATAGGTAATACTTCGTCAGCAAGACGAATAATAATTCATAGAGATTATCAGAAAGGAGGTCGTAAAGTATGGAAAGGATCACAAGTCTAGCATATACTATGGCAGATCATACTTTAAAACCTATCTTCCCTTTTGTAAGTGGCAATCATTACGATTACTTACGAACCAAGATAGCGTTTTATGTACAGAAGTCATGGAACAATGACATTGTTCTCCAGCAAAAAGATACTGCGCATTTGATTAAGAACGAATGTTCGGAGTCTATTGATGGGGAGTAAAAGTAAAAGTAAAGGTTACAGAACAGAATATAATCTAGTTAAAAGATTTCAAGCTGCTGGTTTAGATGCCAAGCGACAGGTATTAAGTGGTGCTTTGCCTGATCATCCCCACGATATAAAAATAAACAATCCTGATTTTATAATAGAAGTTAAAGCAAGAAAAAATGGTGCTGGATTCAAGACACTGAAAAGATGGATGGGTGCAGCAGATGCTCTTATTATGCATGAAGATTTTGAAGAAAGTATAGTAGCGATATCATTACCAAAATTTATAGATTTACTTTTGAATAATTCTAATTATCAAAAACCTTACGAATTACAAAGAAAGGAAAAACAAAAAGAGTATGAGCAAAGCAAGAGGAGTTGGGCTGCTGGTAAGAGAAAAGAAATTTATCAGAAGAAAAGGGAGGCACTCAAAAAGGCCAAACAAAAGCTACAGCAGAAAAAAATATAGAGGACAGGGGCGTTAAGTATTAGTAACTTTAACTGCTTTACATTCAAACTTAATAACCATTTTGTTTTGGTTTATATATTCTTTATCCCATTCTTCTAGTTCATGTAGATTTTGAAAAGTCTGCTGCGCTACACCATATCCTGCATTAACACAATCATAGTGTGTACTGAATTGCCATCCTGATATTGTACTTGATGGGCATTGATTATTAATCATGCTGCACATGTACAATACTAGGATGTACTTCATAAGAACAAACCTAGAATTAGGGCTAGAACGACCAAAGAAAGCCATACAGAGGGTTTTAGATTTTTCCAGCATAACATACACTTAATGGTATGATTATGCATCCAGCCCCCTTTAAATGCGTTCTTTAGGTGTCTTTTTAGCTCATCTATCATCTCTTATCCTTTCTAAAATTTGTGGCTACTTTTTCAGCACTTCTACCTACAGTATATCCACCAATACCTACAAGTATTATATTAAGTAAAGAGTTTTGTACAGACTCTGGTATGTTTGGAGCAGTGAATCCAAACCAATGAGCAACCATCAAACCTGCAAATGTAAGCATCATTACAGGCCTCCAGTTTCTTTGTAAGAATCCACCTTTAGCTTCTGTTTCTATAATTTTAGCAGCACCCTCTAGTTCTTTGAGTTCTCCTGCTAAAAGTTTTTCTTGTATTTTAGCTTTAATTTTTTCGCCCTCTGCTTTGTTATCTATAACTTTATCTACAGTTTTAAATAAACTTCCAACAATCGGACTTATCATATTAAGCATAGTATCTCCTATTCAATATCATTATAGAATAAATGTTCTCCAATTTCAGCACAAGGAGTTTTTCCCTCTGCCCATTTTGGAGAGATTGCTTTTGTATGGTAGTGAGTAGCACCATTAGTATTGTCATCTATTTTATTTTTTGTAAAATAATATGACAGCGTTAGCGCCTTACAAAATGCATCATCAGTATAATCAAGTTCAAGAATTTTTTGCTTATTAGGATCATTGTCATTCCAGCAGCTAAACTGCCATTCCTTTAAACAAACACCTTTTATATGATCTCCATACCAAGACTTTGCTGCTACTCTATTCATGATAACATTACCTACTGCTATCATACCTTGTTCTCCCTCACTTCTTGCTTCTCCCCATAATGTTCCTGCCATTACCGAGATGTCATCAAATGTTTCCATATCCATTTCTTACTCCTTTATTAGTTTGTTAATGTGTAACTTACCTGTTTTATCTATGTCTATTTCGGCTTTTACTTGCTTACATATCCATTTGATTCTATCAGGATTCGTATTTCTTTCTGCCTCACGCTTCAACTTCAAGCATTTTGACAATCCATCAGTTATCATAAACTCCATAGGATTCTCTAAATCTGCTGGTGTGAACATAAGTAATGCAAAAACAACTGCTATCTTCATTGATGTCCTCCATTTGCTCTGATTTTATCTTTTAATATTTCAATTGTACTTTGCATTTTTTCTATGTCTTTCATAGCCCTATTTAGATTAACAGCAGTATGTCTGTTTTCTTCTAGTTCTTCTTGGATTCTTTCTACTTCTCCAGCTAAATGTTCTAGCAGCATATATTGTTCTTGATCAGTCGGTAATTGTGTACTTTTTTTAAGTAAATCTGATTCAAATAATTCTCTTGAAGTTTCTAAACTTGTTAATCTACCAGTAATTTCGCTGTACATAAATACAACACTAGCAACTATCATTATCAGGCCAATAAGATTGGCAATCGGCATACTTAATTTTGTTTTATCTGATAATTGTACTTGATCTTTCATTAATGTATTGTTGGGTTTTCTTGTTTCCATTCAAAATTAGTTATATCATTCATAAAATCTTGTGCATGTTGTGTACTTTTAAAACCAATAGCATGAATAACTATTTCATAAGTACCATCAGGTTTTTCTTTTATTTCAAATGAATATGGTATTGAATAATCTATCATTTTTTTTTCTTTCTTTTACTAAAGTTAGTGAAATCCATACTTAATACATCATCTAATTTTTTATTTAACTTGTCAAAAAATCCAAATATCGCAAATGCTATTTTATCTATCATTTAACACCTACCCATAACTTCATTAATGTAAAAGCTGCACCTAATATAGCACCTAACCAAAATACTACTTTAATACCACCTCTGCCCATGGCTACTTGTTCTTTTAATTTAGATATATCTTTTGTATTTTGATCTATATCTTTATGAATATGATCTAATTTTTCATTTATATGTTTTAAAGTAACACTATGAACTGTTGTTTTTTTTGTATTTTTAACCATAACATATTTTAATTTTTATTTATTAATTCAACATTTATATTAATTACTACTCTTACTTGTACATCATCTTGGGTTACACCACAATGTAAAGTATTAGCATCAAAATATATTAATTCGTTCTCTTTTGAGGGTATTTTATCATCTCCTATCAAAGTATAACCATTACAAGTAGTAAGATTTAAGATAGCTGTTACCCAATTTTTAGGTACAGTTCCATCATCTAACATTGGATCACAATGAAAAGCATGTTGTATTTGTTTATTTTGATTTGGATATAAATTTACTTTAACTCTTGATACTTTAAATTTACCAATATGTTTTTCTAATAAATTTAAAAACTCTTTCCAATTAGGATTATTTAAGTCCTCATCAGATACAATATGAAAAAATAAATAATTTTTGTCAGATTCATCTTCTATAGTTGAAGATTGAAAATTCCAATTTACTTCATCACTTTCAAAGTATTTTTTTAAGAGATTAAATTTTTCTTTAGGTAAGAAATTTTTAATATGTTGCAACGATTTCTTGGACACTTGCATAATTTCCAGTATCGGCTTTTGTTTGCATATCTGTCATTCTAGCAGATATATCAGCATCACTTGGAAAGTCAGATGGTTTAGCAATTTCGTTTCCATCATTATCATAAAATGTCATTTGATTTGTATCTTCATCAATCATTTTATAACTCCAATTTCCTAAACTGTTGATTGCATGTCCTTTTAATATTTCTATTTTCATTTTTGTTTTCCTTATGGTGTTACTGCTATTGCTATAATAGATGATCTATAATTACCACCAGTTCCATTACCAGTATAATTTAACATATAAGCATTAGAACCACCAAATTTTCTACCTCGCACTTTAAATCTTGGTGTTTGACCACTTGTAAAACTTAAATAGTAAGTTGCAGATTTTGTTTGATAAGCACTAGCCTCACCATAGGCTTGTGATCCAGTATCATATTCATCCATTGTTTCATTTAAGTCTATCCAATTAGAACCATTATCCACAGAGTACATGTGTAATCCACCAGTTTGGTTCCAACTTTCTTCTCTCCTACTTTCTATAAAATGAACAATAAAATCTGTGTTAGCACTTAAAGCACTAAAACCTGATAAATCCATACCAGTATCGGTATAAGATGTTACATTGATATTAACTGTTGATGTAAGAACATGTTTATAAACATTTTGACCACTACCACTATTTGCTAAACCACCTCCAGCTGGATCAGCAAATTCTAATGCGTTTGCAGATGAGTTAGTTCGTAAAACTTGATTTGCGCTGCCTAAAGAAGTTAATCCAGTTCCACCTTTTGTAGCTGGTACAGTTGGTAAATTTGCAGAACCTAATGTTCCAGTTACTTTTGCACTTGATAAATCTACTGCATTATTTGGTAGTGTAACAGTACCACTAGACAAATCTAATGTTTGTCCTGATGGTAAAGTAACAGTTGTACCAGCAGCTCCCTCTATTTGATCTACTTTTATTTTTGATGCCATAGTATCTCCTTTTTACTAATTTTTAATTAATATTGCAACCTATAATATTTCTAATGTTCCACTACCACTTACAGTCCATGTAGCACTACCTGAAACAGTTATTGGGCCAAATAAAAAAGCATTTTTACTAGATGCAACAGTAGTTGTTACACTTGATGTAATTGCATTATAGTTTGAAAATACTGCTCCTTGTGTTGATAATTCACTAGCTTGAATGGTAGTAAATGCTACATTTCCTGCTCCATCTGTAGTAAGGGCTTGACCACTCGTTCCATCTGCTGTTGGAAAACTTAATCCATCTAATATTATTTTACCTGAACCATTTGGTGTAATAGCAATATTTCCATTTGATGCAGAAACAATACTATTTCCATTGACATCTAAATCTCCTCCAAGTTGAGGAGTACCATCATTAACTATATCTGTAAGACCTGCTGTTATAGATGCCCAAGAAGTTCCATTATAAAATTTTACAGCATTATCAGTAGAATTATAGAATAAATCTCCCTCATCTAAACTTGATGTTGGATCACTTGATCCTACTCTATATCTTTCTGCAAAACTATTAACACCTGTTACATTATTTGCAACAGTTGTTACATTTGCTTTAATACCCTCAATAGCATTTAAGTCTGATACAAAATCTGTAGTTGCTAGTTGATTAAGATCATTAACTATATCTGTTGTAGCTAAAATGTTTAAATCTTCTACTATTGCAGTAGTAGCTAATGTGTTTAAATCAGAAACAAAATCAGATGTAATTAAACTTGAAACTCCAGCTACAGAATTTATATTAGAAATATTTGATGCTATTGTACCTATATTAGTATTTGCAGCAGCTACAACACCTATATCAGTTGCATCAGCAGCTACAGCAGTAATATCACTACTTATACCAGCAACAGTTGTAATATCAGATGTTATACTAGATAATGTTGCTAAACCTGAAGATGAAACTGTAGTTTCAATATTACCATTAGCATCAAATCCTAATATTTTAGATTGTCTAGTTGCTTTAGCTGGTAAAGTTACAGTTGCAGAAACAGTATCAGTATCTAATAATTTTACTGATCTATCTGTTTGTCCTTTTAAATCTCCTACAATTGCAGTTAATTGGTCAAGTTGTGTATTTATAGATTTAACATCTAAAGTTCCTGTACTAGAAAAATCTGAAGTTCTAGTAATAGCAATATCTCTAATGATGACGATTATATCATTAGCACTTGCCCCACCACCACCTAGCTTTAATGTGCCTCCACCACCAAACTCATAAGCGTCATCACTTGAAGATGCAGTTCCTACTAAACTATACTGCGAATTTGTTGATGGACTTGCATTGTAAGTAAGCAAAGTTCCATTTTTGTATGCTTTAACATCTGCTACTGCAAAAAATTCAAAACCAATAGTAAAATCAGTTTGACCTGCTGTAGCAGTATATGTATTCCTAGGTGTATTTAAACTAATTGTCATTTAAGTAATTCATCCACTCCAAAATTATATAAGTCTTTAAACTTTCTATCCCAAATCCATAAAGTATTCAATGGAATTATTCTTCTTATAGTTGCAGCTTTTTCATCAAAGTCTGCATCTGTTCCAAAAGCATATGCTAAATCAGCTATAATACTTGGCCCAGCACCAGTAAATTCTCCTATAGCATCTGCCATATCAGGATTACCAAATCTTAAATCTAATCCTAATGTTGGTCTTAATCCTACTGCATTATCAAACAAACCACCTGAAATAGTTTCTAATATAAAATTAGCATCTGTAAATAATCCACCAACACCTGATAATTCTACACCTCTTATAATTTTTTCTTCTAAAGGTTTTTGTTCCCAGTATCTAGGATTCTTTAGATAATCTCCTAACATACCAAATGTTACCATAGCTAATACACCACCCATAGCATTTTGATCTCTGCCTGATAAACCTGATATAACTAATTTTCTATTAGCAGCTACTGCCCATGAAAAAAATTGGAAAGGTAATCCCATATATGAATTACTAAACTTTCCTCCTCTTGCTGTCTTTTGATATCCTAAAAATTTAAAAAAAGGATTATCTAAAAACTTTGCAGTATTTTCATTATTAATTCTTAATACACCATGCATCATATTAAACTGGTCAGTTACTTGTGGTGTAATAATAGTTCTATTTACATCTGCATATAATGCTTGTCTAAATTTTCTTGCTGCTTGTTGTCCACCTGTAATAGTTCCCCACTTTCTAACATTAGCTGTAAATAAACCATCCATATTTTCATATGGCATTTTTGCTATTAAGTTAGCTGTTTTTTCATCAATACCATAACTAATTAATCTTTGTTTTCCAAAATCATCTAGTGAACCTTTAGACCATTTAATTGAATCTTCTATAAATCTATGAGCAGATACTACACCTTGAAACTCTTTCATCATTTGAGTCCAAGGAGTAAGACCATTTATAAAATAAAAAGGTGCTTGTGCATTATTTGCAATATCTGCAATTTTATCAAATCCTCTACCAATAAATGATTTACCTCTACCTACTAATCCTACATCTTCTATAATTCTTTTTCTTGCTGATCCTAATGTAACTTCTGCTGCAACACCCATGTATTTTACATTCTCTGCAGCTTTACCAAATGCTGCCATGTTACCTGCCCATTGTCCTAAACCATCTTTAAAAGTTCTATGAATACCATTAACCATTATTGGTCTTGCTGCATCTACAACTGCAGAAAAAACAACTTTACCCATAAATGCTAAACTTGCCCAATCTCTTAAAAATGCTGCACTTCTTTTACTAATAGAAGATGGATCTTCTAAATTAACAGAACCTAACATTTTATCTTTCTCATCTTCAAATGCATTTAATATTGCATTAATTTTAGTTTTATCTTTAGAAGTTTTCATTTCTTCTTTGATAAGTTTAAAATGCATTTCTTTTAATTCAGCAGACATATGATGATCGCCAAACTTTTTAGATATCTCTATGGCATTAGCTGTTTTGATTTGATACTGACGCATAATAAATTCAATATCATTTTCTACAAAATCTTTTATTTTCCATGTAGGTATATTTAATGTTCTTGATATAAGTGGTCTTACTCCTGCCTTTATTGTGCCATCTTTTTGTCTGCCAAATCCAAAGATACCCTCTGGATCAACTGAATCTTGATCTATAATCTTGTTATAAACTTCTTCTGCTCTTTTCATTCTAGCTTCTTTAGACATATCAGTCATAAATTCTTTACCTCTTTTTACGACTATAGGATTTTCTAAAAAATGATCTGCTACTATTTTAATAAATGCATCTTTATTTTCTAACAACTTATCTTGTCTATACATTCTCATTACATAATTTCTACCCATTTCAAATGGAGGAGATATTGGTTGTTCTAAATTTAATTCAGGTATTAATTCATCTTTAATATATCTGAACTCTGCTTCTGAATATTTTATTAACTCATCTAATTCATCTCTTTGTGCTTTATTTAATTTTGCTGTTGCTCTTGCTTCTTTAAACTTTGCTATTTGCCCCTCTAATATTTTCATTTTTCTTTGATATGATCCTTGTGATGCAAACATTCCTTGTTTTCTTAACTCTACTTCATACTCTGCAAAAAACTTTCTAACTTTATCTACTGATTTTTTCATAGTAGGATGTAATGAATCATAAACTCTATCATCTACTACTCCCTCAAAAATTTTTACTTTATACTCATCAAATGTAAAATCTTCAGGTTGTCTAGTATTTCTACCAGTTACTTTTGCTTTCATATCTCTAACTGCATCTCCAAATCTTAATCCACCTTTTTGTAAATTCATGTCTAATAATTTTTTAGAATTGGCTGTACCTGTTCTAAATTCTACAAAGTCTGCATTAACACCTTGTAAAGTTTCACGAAGTTTTGGTGTCCAATATGTTTGTGATTCTAATAATGCTGATGAAACAGCTCCATATCCCTCTGCTGCTGCTCTTGATTTTGTACCATGATCTCCTGATAATCTCATCATGTTTTCTGCATAGTAAGAACTTTTTAATAATTTTTTATTAATAACTGATCCATAGTTTGTCCATCCCTCTACCCATCTAAAAAAACCATTAGCTTGTGTTTTTAAATCTGCTGTTCCTTGTTGTCTTAATTCTGATAGTGCTGCATTGTTTAATCTATTTTCATATGTTGCTAGTGGTTCATCTTTTCCTCTTGCATATAAACCTTTTTTACCTCCATATACTTTTTTTAATATTTCTTTCTTCATAAGAAATTGCATATAGTCATCTGCATTTTTAAAAAACTTTTTAGGTAATGGTGCAACACCTTTTAATTTAGGAAATAAGTGTTTATTATTTTGAAATATATTTCTTATCTTAATATAATCTACAATTAACTTATTAGTTTTTGTTCCTGTGTATGAAACTAATTCTCCATTTTTATTTTTATTATATGCTACACTTACATTAGCAACATCATCTTCTACTTTGTAATTAAATCCTGTGCTTTCAAAATCTTTTCTACCATCTGTAGATGCATGTGCTTTCATATATTTTTCGCCAATACCTTTTACTCCTCCTTTTTTAGCTACAGTTTCTGATGCTATCTTTGCTCCTGATCTTCCAAGAAAACCAGTAAGTAATCCACCAAGTAAAAATGATCCACCAAGATACATCATAGTTTCTTGATTAGTAGAAGTAGGATCAAGATTTCTTCTTATTGGTTCTGTAACTCCAACTAATCCTGTAGCAACTGCACCACCTTTAACTGCTCTTTGTGCAAAACCAATTCCTTTTACAAAAGGTATAGGTACATAATTTATAGGATCGCCAAGACCTGCAACTAAAGCTGGTAAGATACCTCTTTCACTACTATCTAATCTTGTTCTTCTATCTAAATTAGTTTGTATTTTTAATTTTAAAAAATCATGATGTTCTTTGTTTCTTACTTCTGTGAACATACCTGCAAAGTTTTCATATCCTGCTATATTATCAGGAGCATATGGATCATAACTTCTATCTACAGGTTTATTCATAAAACTCATATCATAAGTACCCTGTTCTAATGCTTGACCAATCCAAGATAAATTAAATTCATCTACAACATCAGATACAAAACCTGAATCATAATTAAATGATCTTTGTAAGTTTGATGGTAATACTTGATGCTCTTGATCTATAGTATTTATTACTGCTAGATTTTTTTCTTTTTCATCTGATTGTGGAACAATAATTGGTGGTTGTTCTTTTTTAATTATTTCTGCCATTATTTTTTCTTGTTAGCTGCTTTTAATTCTGCAGAGTTTTTATATAATTTACCTTTGTATAATATGCTGCCATCTTCAAAAAAATGTGTTGATTTAGGATTTAATCCTTTAGGTATAGCAACAGCTCCCTCTAATTCTAAAACTCTCATCTTTTTAAATTCTTCAAAGTTATTTACATTTTGTAACTCTAAAGGAAGTTGTGCTTTTGCTGCTTCATAATCTTCTTTTGGATTATAAATAATATTTAAACCTAAATCATTTTGTAATCTTTCAGCTTGACCATCTTGATTTACAAAAACTACATAATAAGTAGGGAATTGACTACCCTCTGTTTGTACACTTTCTAAACGAATATTTTTTCCAAGTTCAGGTTTAAATGCTTTAATATTTGGATAGTCTGCAGATTTTTTTACAATATCCATAATAGGTTTATTTAGATATTCAACACTTGCTTCATATGTATTATCTTTATTTAATTTAGGTAATGTATATCTTTTATCTACTGGATTCAAAACATAAGCATCATATTTTTCAAATTCTCCCTCATCTAATCCAACACCTGTAAATTTACTATATCCTATTTTAGAAAAACCAAATGCACTACTATCAGATAAACTATAAGCTAATGCAGATTTTACATATCTATCTATGTCTGATAAATTATTAAATATTATTCCTCCCTCTAATAAACCTGCATATATTTCTTTTTTTACTTCACTAAATAAAATAGTTGGAAAAGAAACATCTCCTATACCTAAAAAGTTTTGTTCAATTGTACTATTAATAGATTTCATTATTTGTTTATCTATATCTCCTATATTACTATATTTATTATTTGAGGCATTTTGTAATGCTTCTATCAATGTCATGCCTCCCTCTTTATTAAATTTATCAAATCTTTCTTTTACATTATCAACTACTTCTTGAAGATTAGGATTAATTAATAAACCTCTTTCTATTGCAATCATTTTGTTTTCAGTCATTCTTGAAAAACCAAAATTTTGCATACTTGATACTGGTACTTCTTTCATAGTTCCTGTACCATCATCTATGTATAATGATTTATTATATAAAAAACTAATAAGACTAGAATTTCTAAAACTTTCTATTTCTGAAACTGCATTACCCTCATAAGCTGATTCAATAGATTCAAATACTTTAGGAGGTAATTTATTATCTACTGCTGCAACATATTTTACAAATCTAAAATAATTTTCTCCAGTTCCTGAATTAACTTCTTCTTCTGTAATAGGTTGATTAGGACTATCTTTATTATAATCTGCCATCCAAACTCTTACTAATTCAGGATTATTCCATTCTTCATTTCTTTCTTTAGATGTTCTTTCTCCATCTATTGAAGTCATACCTTTACTATTTCTATTATAATTTACTTTCCATGAGTTCATGCCAGTTAAACTTTTTGTTTTACCAGTAAGTCTTGATTCTAATCTAGCTGCTATTTTATCGTATTGTTGTTGTATTTCTGATTTTAATTTACCTTTACCACCTATTAAATTACCTATAGTAGTAGAATCAAATGTTTCAGTAACTTTAATTTCTTTTCCTTTGCTATCAATTCTTGTAGATGTAAGTTCAACACTATCAACAATACCTGAAACAACTAATGCTATATCTCTGTAGTTTTGTGCTGCTTCTGTTAGTTCTATAGTAGTAGCATCATCAACATTATCTAAATTAAATTTTTCAAATAAACCATAAACTTTAGATGCTGCTTTCATGTCTGCTATATATTCTTTACCATTTGCTATAGCAGCTACTACTTTTTTGCCTTGATATTTGTTTATCATAGTTTCATATTCTTTCATTTGTAATTTAACTGATGGATCATTTGGCCCAAGTAACTGCATATCAGTCATTAAACTATCTCTCATATTAACATTATCTGAAGTAAAGCTGCTATTATTAACTCTTTCATCAAATTGAAATTTATTTTTACCAACCATAAACCCATGTTGATTTATAAGTTTAGTTCCATATCTTTCTGCAAGTTCTTTAAATTTAGGAGATACATTTTGAAATACAGCAGCAAATTTTGCATCTACTACTTTTTCATAATCTCCTGCTGTAGAATAATTTTGTTCAGCAACAGTTCTTTCATCTATTGCTATTGTTTCCATTGATCTAAAAATTTCATCTTTGTATTTATCATAAATATCTTTTTCAAAAGATTCTATTGCAGTTTTAGTAGTTGGAAGTGTATCAGGTAATTTTATTTTTGTAGGTACTGATACTACTTCATTTTGATTTGTAACAGGATTAAATATTGTTTGTTGAGATGATCCAAACTCATAATTATCTACAGCTTTCTTTGCTTCTGCTTCTCCAAATTGTTGTAAATCTTTTAGACCTGCATCTGCAAATCTAGTTACAAGATTGTCAATATCATTAGCTTGTGATTGTGCTACTTGTGATGCAAATGCAAAACCACCACCACGATTGACTCCAATCTTTTCACTATAACCAAATAATCTATCTTCTTTTTTTAATGCCATATTATGTAGTAGTATATCCGAATAACTGCCCCTCTTGTGCGATTGGTTTAGATGCAAGTAATGATCTACCTACTG